GGATGACCAGCAACAGTATTATCATATGTGATGACACATGGTATCATCCTCAAGAAGGCGTGTTTATTGGCAAGTGCTCGGCTGCCATCCCGTTTTTGATGTTGCAAGGGTATCGTCATTTGCACAATGATGGCTACAGACAAAACAGTGGTGCAATTTTTGGAAGATTTAAGTAAGGTACAACAATGACTATAAATATATTTGTAGGCGATAATGACGAATCATTGGCAAAACATGCCACTGCGTTTGATCCGTTGGCTTTTTTGATCACCACTAAAAATTACAAGCTATTTCTTAATACAACTTATACATCTGACATAACTGTATACACATCGTTTTCAGACTTACCAAAAATAGACAACGATAATGCAGTGTTGTTTGAAGTTTTGGATAAAGCAGATTATATTTTTTATAGGCCTCCGGCAAAATGGAGTAACGACTTTAACAAATTTAGTTGGAATTCAAACAAACGCATAACCGAATGGTTTTTATATTGTGTCAATTTTGAAAAAAATAATGTTAACAACTTAGATTTAACAGAATATCAAAATAGCAAATATCTAGAATTAACTAATAAACGCAACTCAGAGTCACCGGTACTATGGATAAGTGGATGTAGTGTTTCTCACGGGGTTGGAGTTAAAGAATCCGAAAAGTACGGCGAACTATTGTCGTCTGAAATGACTTTACCGGTGACCTATTTGACAAAGAGTAGCAGTAGTCTTAAATGGCAGTCCGATCAAATTTTAAGGTCAAACATACAAAAAGACGATATACTGGTATGGGGGTTAACGCAAGAAGTTAGGACTGTTAAAGTAGAAAACGGCAATGTATTACAAGAACAGCATCCAGACACAAGGCTTTCTGAAATTCGTCTGTATGATGCAGTTACGTCTATATATCAGGTTGCAAATTTTTGTAAGAAAATACAATGTCATTTGTTATTACTGCCAGTGATATCATCTGAAACATTGAATTTATTTCTAACTCAGTTAGACGAGTATGTACATATTCCCTACAGGACAAAATTTTTAGATTACGGGTCTGATGGGTCCCATCCAGGTGCACAAACACACAAGTGGTATGCAAAATACATACTTGATAAAATATCAACATTAAATTTACACAAGGAATAACATGTTTGGAACAAACGAGATTATTGGCAAGAAATATTTTAAAGACGCACAACAAAACACCTTGATGGTGACCAGTATGTTCTTTACACTACAAGGTGAAGGTCCCTATGCTGGCATGCCTGCACTGTTCATTCGTCTGGCAAAATGCAACTTGGATTGCAGTTTTTGTGACACATTCTTTGATGATGGTGACACATTTACCTATGCAGAACTAGAGACCAAGGTATACGATACTATTCGTGACTTTTGGGTCAGCAAAGGCAAGCCTGTGCCCGAGTGGGCAGTACGTGGACGCAATGATTATCCAGGTGTTGTGTTGGTAATGACAGGCGGTGAGCCACTATTACAAGACAACATCACAGGCTGGATGCAACGACAACTCACACACTACAAAGCAGTACAGGTTGAAAGCAATGGCGTGCCTGAAACACTAGTACCAGAAGGTGTTACACTGGTATGTAGTCCCAAGTGCATTGAAAAGAACGGCAAGCCCGTCAAGTATCTTGCACCAAGCAAAACTATCTTACAACGTGCAGACTGTTTGAAGTTTGTGGTCAGTGCAGACCCAGAGTCGCCATACAGCACAGTTCCAGATTGGGCATTTGAATGGAAACGCAACAATCCCAACAAGGAAGTTTACTGTAGTCCTATGAACATCTACAACAATTTCCCACAGCGGATCAAACTACTTCGTGCAGAAAAAGGCACAATTACTATGGCAGAGCGTAGTACTGTGGATGAAGTGATTAGTTTCTGGGAACCAGGTCTATTAGACTTAAAAGCAAATCAGGCCAATCACGAATACGTGGGGCAGTTCTGTATTGAGAACGGCTTTAAACTAAACTTACAACAACACCTGTACGCAAGTTTAGCATAGGTTAGTTAAGTAACTATGCCACTGGATAATTCGTTTGATACCGTGCAGATTAACTGGAGATTGCTCAGGGTCACAAAATGGAAGTTAAAGTTGTGCTGGTGGCCGCAAACTTGTTCCTTAACTGGCATGAAACTCTGGGGTAAACAGGCATACTACGGTGAGTACTACGGTGGATACGTAACGTATCCAGACATGGATCCAGACATGGAACACTACTGGATTGAACGTAACGAGTTTATTATATGGCAACTGAAGAAGTAAGAGTAAAGTAATAAAATAAAGGAAATCAATGACATATCTATTTACAAGCGAATCAGTATCAGAAGGACACCCAGACAAAGTAGCAGATGCTATCAGTGATGCAGTATTAGATCTTGTCATGAGTAAAGAAGATCCTTCTCTGCGGTGTGCATGTGAAACTCTTGTCACTACAAATCGAGTGGTGCTGGCCGGAGAGTACAAAGGCATACTACACAACCAAGAAGTTGACAGTGCAGTACGAAAAGTCATTAAGGACATTGGTTACGAGCAAGATGGATTCCATTGGAACAATGTAGAAATTACAAACTTGTTACACGGACAAAGTGCAGACATTGCATTGGGCACAGACACCTTTGGTGCAGGTGATCAGGGGTTGATGTTTGGTTACGCTACAAAAGAAACTGCTAACTACATGCCCAGTGCAATTTATTGGAGCCATTGCATTGTCGAAGAGCTAACCAAAGTTCGCAAGCAAGGTTCTACAGTGCTCGGTCCTGATGCCAAAAGTCAAGTGACATTTGAATACAACGATGACGGCAAGCCCGTGCGTATTGCCAAAGTTGTTTGCTCAACTCAACATAGCGAAGATGCAGATATCAAATTTGTAAGAGAGTTTGTTGAGCGCATTATTCGAGAAGTTTTGCCAGCGCACTATGTCGACAGTGCTACAGAGTTCCACATCAATCCCACTGGACGTTTTGTAGTTGGTGGGCCAGATGGTGACTGTGGGTTAACAGGACGCAAGATTATTGTTGACACATACGGCGGCTCAAGTCCGCATGGCGGCGGCGCATTTAGTGGCAAAGATCCCACCAAAGTAGATCGCAGTGCCGCCTACTTGACACGTTGGATTGCTAAAAACATTGTGGCAAGTGGCCGTGCAGATTGGGCCACTGTTCAAATCAGCTATGCTATTGGTATGAAAGATCCGATGAGCTTTTACATTGAAAGTAATGGTGACAGTAGACAGCTAACCAAGACAGTTGAAAACTTAGTTGACATGACACCAAAAGGTATTATTGATAGATTTGAGCTGTTCCGTCCTATCTACAGTAGCACAACCAACTATGGACACTTTGGCAAGGATTATTTGCCATGGGAAAAGATTGATTTATTCTAGGAGAATGTAATGGGATTGTTTGACGTATTTAAAAAGAAACCACCACCAGTAGTGGCCAAAGAGCCCAAGGCAGAAAAGCCCAAAGCACCAGTCAAAACTGAAAAAGAAATTGCCACAGATAAAGGAGAACCGTGGGTTGCTATTTTGAGCATGGACATTGATCCCGAAAATCTGCATCAAGGTGCTTTTGAATTGGATTGGAATGACAAGTTTGTTGCCAACTTGGTACGAGCAGGATACCAAGGTAGACCAGACGATAAAGACTCAGACATTGTAGATCGATGGTTTCAGAATGTTTGCCGGCATGTGGTCATGGAGACATGGGAACAAGAAATGGCTAATAATCCCGCTCGTGTTGTCAAACAACGCGACATCGGCGACGGTAGAACAGAAGTGTCCTAATGATACTTGTTATTTCTTTTTACAGTTTAGGAGAACTTTTATCATACTATATGTAAACGGCGACAGCCATACCGCGGCTGCCGAAGCGGTCAACCCACATGCGTTTGCAATGGATGATGCTCAATTGTTTTATATGGGTCGTGCTCCGCATCCAGAAAATTTTGCAGTCAGTTGGGCCAAACGTCTAGGTGATGCATTAAGAGCAGGCATTCATTGCGATGCCGAAAGTGCCAGTAGCAATACACGAATAATAAGAACAACTAGAAAATGGTTAGAAAAGATACGCAACTTAGACGAAGTGTTGATGGTTATCCAATGGAGTACATGGGAACGTGAAGAATGGCTAATTGATGATGTTTACTATCAGATTGGTGCTAGTGGCATGGATGATATTCCAGAGGAACATAAACAACGCTATAAAGAATTTGTAGTTAATGTAGATTGGGAGCAAAAAACTCTACAAGCACACAACGATATTTGGCAACTGCATAACGAATTAGAAGATTTGGGTGTTAACCACATTTTTTTCAACGGCAACAACGATTTCAGCAGTATCAAAGAACGTCGGGACTGGGGCACCAGTTATATTGACCCGTATGATCCAGCTGGTACTTATAATGCCCGAATAAGAGCAAAAGGTATCCAAACAGTCATGTCCAATTCGTGGCATTTTGGCAAGGACGGCCATAGTTTTTGGAATCGTTTTATGTTGCAATATATCAATACAAACAACAAAGTATGAAAATTCTTCTTCTATGTTACTGGGGCGGAGCAGGCGGCAAATTTATTGCTAATTGCCTTTCATTTAGTCACAAAGTAGCATTTGCAAATTTTGAAATAGCTAAAAATATTTTAAAAAATAAAGAGTTGTTAGAAAAATCAGTATTAGATACTATCCCAATGAGAAAAAATTCTAGTCAATGGCAAGAGTATGAACAAGGATGCTGGCAATTATTTGGCCCAGGGATATACCATGCAAAAAAACTAAGTGATAATGGATTTAATGATCTTGAACAATTAGGCGATGTATGGCTACCTTTAATGGCCCACAATGACGAACAGATTACACGTTATTCCGAACTGTTCAAAGACCATAATATGTTTAAAGTTTTAATAGACGCTGATATAGCATTTATTGATCTTGCTGTTACAATTAAAATGCCACATAAGAATAAAGAAACACACCTTGGACGATATCCTGGTTGGATTGATGAAATGAAATTGTTAAATTTTGATTTAGTAATAGATAATTGGAATCCGTTAATACCTAAAAATCACTCAAATATAGTTAATTTAGCAAAATATCTTGGTGTTGATTTTGATATGTCATTGGCAAAAAAATATACAGAAAAATATATAAATTTTCATATCAATTGACATCTATTATTATTTCTGCTATAATTAGACTATGAAATATGTACTAATCGACACAGCCAATATGTTTTTTCGTGCCAGGCACACAGCTTTTCGTGCCAGCGATCCGTGGGAAAAAGTTGGGGTAGCATTACACACAACACTGATGAGTGCCAACAAGGTGGTCAAGCGTTTTGAAGCAGATCATGTTGTTTTTGCTTTGGAAGGTCGTAGCTGGCGTAAAGACCACTATAAACCTTACAAAGCCAACCGTACAGCGGCCCGGGCAGCTCTTACAGAAGCAGAAGCTGATGAAGATAAGATGTTCTGGGAAACGTATGACAATTTGACTAAATACTTGTCAGAACGAACCAACTGTAGTGTGCTCAGATGCCCCACTGCCGAAGGCGATGACATTATTGCCCGTTGGATCAACTTGCATCCCCAAGACGAACATATTATTATCAGCAGTGACACGGACTTTGTTCAGTTACTTGCATCTAATGTAAAACAATACAATGGAATCACAGACGAACTTATTACCATGGAAGGCATTTTTGATGCCAAAGGCAAACCTGTGATTGATAAGAAAACCAAGGAACCTAAAAAGATTCCAGATCCAGCCTGGTTGTTGTTTGAAAAGTGCATGCGTGGCGATACCAGTGACAATGTGTTTAGTGCATTTCCTGGAGTGCGTACCAAAGGTACCAAGAACAAAGTTGGTCTTACAGAAGCATTCGAAGATCGTAACACAAAAGGTTACAACTGGAACAACATGATGTTGCAAAGGTGGACTGATCATAATGGCGACGAACACCGTGTGCTTGACGATTACGAGCGTAATCGTGAATTGATTGATCTTACACACCAGCCACAAGACATCAAAGACACAGTGGATCTGGCCATCATTGAACAAGTTTCACACAAAGATATTGGACAAGTGGGCGTACGGTTTATGCAATTTTGCGGCAAGTACGAACTGAATAGATGTAGCGACAATGCCGACAGCTTTGGTCGCTGGATGAATGAAACATACAAAGGAGTATTAAATGTTAGTGGCTAAAGTAGTAGCTGATAAGCAGTACTGGATCTTACAAGATGAAGATCAAAAGGTTGGCAACATTGAAGCATGGGACGGCGGGTATCAAGTTCGCATCCATGATCAAGTAAAACAATTTAAAACAATTCGACTGGCGGCACGTGAGGCCAACATCACATTTGAAAAGAAACCGCTCAGGTCCAAACCTGACAACAGTATGGTACACGGTTTTCCTGTTGTAGGAAGATCATATAATCCTGTATGGGACGTGACGCATCGGTTGCCATTGTATACCAAGAATAGAAAAAGCAAGTCTTGGTTTGCCGCAGGTTGGTATTCGGTCAAGCGCGGACGCAAGTGGCGAGTGGTACAGGATCCAAAATTGATTGCACTGCAACGTTATCCATATCAAGGCCCATTTTATAACAAAGACGAAGTAACAGTATGACATCACCATTTCGCGACCAAGAAAAATTTATGAACGCTTGTGATCAAACCACAAGTGACTATAACAAAGATCAATACAACATGTATATTGGGCTAATACAAGAAGAACACGACGAACTACAAGAGGCCATTAACGCCAACGATCGTGTTGAACAACTAGACGCATTGATTGACATTCTTGTTGTGACCATTGGTGCTATCCATAGCGCTGGCTTTGATGCCGAAGGTGCGTGGAAGGAAGTTATGTCAACAAACTTTGCCAAGATTGATCGAGAAACCGGCAAGGTTCGCAAACGTGAAGATGGCAAGGTGCTCAAACCACTAGGGTGGAATGCTCCAGAACTTGCACCATTCTTAACAAAATGAGTATCCATATTCAAAAATTCATTGAGCGTGTACAAGGCTTTGAAGCACGAGCAACCAAAGACTTTACTATGCCAATGAAGGATGCCAAAGATCTACATGCAGACATTAC